GGCTATCAATTGATACTTACAAATGAAGGTGAGAAGCTAATTAAATGTTATTTAAATACCTAGAATAGTCGATCTACTTTTTCTAGCTTTTTACTATGTATAGATGCAGATGTATATTGGATATTCGTTATAGTTTCCTAGTGATAGGCGACGCTCTTAAAAATAAAACTCTTCGACGGTTCCTAACTTGAGACAACAACTGCTTTTTAGCCTCGCTCTTCCAATCCGCAGTAATTACAGGGAGTTTAATCTCTCTGAAATTCGTACGTTAAGAAAATTTGACAGAGTATTAAATGATACGCAGGTGCAGACAAAACACGTTAAATTCATCCTAGATACACGCTCAACTCCTAGGGATAGGAGACACTATGACGGATGGATTTATTTGAACTGGAAAAGGCTCTTGAAGCTTTCGCCACAATTAATCCAACAGGGATGCCACTACATCACGTGCAAGTGTTTATCTTCATTTGTCAGAATGAAGGATGCACTTACGCAGAGATCGAAGAGGCGCTAAACCTGACTAACTCAACAGTTAGCCGAACGATTAATGCTTTAGGCGAAACGCATCGAAAAGGCTATAAAGGCCATGAATTATTAGAAGTTCGACCTGATCCTGAAGAAGGCCGACGCTTTTGTGTTTGGCTGAAGTCCAAAGGGAAATCTTTGAAACGTCAGCTAGACAAAATTTAAACAACAACCACCAACCAAACTGAATCATGCTAGGAACTGTCCGCAAAGTCCAAAAGGGCTATGTCGTTGATGTCACTATCAATGGCGCTAGAAGGCAAACAAGTTGCAAGACAAGGCAAGATGCACTTGCAAAGCAAAAAGAATTTAATGAGTTATTTAAGAAAAAAGCTAAACAAACACGACAAGTAAAACTGCATATAACTTTAGGTGAAGCGCAGAAGTTAGCAGAACGAACAGTATGGAAAGACCTTGCTTCACTTGATTCTTGTATTGGTGGAAGCAATCAAATTATTAGATTCTTTGGCGAGGATTTTTTATTAAAAGATATTGATGCAAACCAATGGCAGGATTTCAGAGAAGATCAATTATCTGAGGACAAGCAACCAACAACAGTTAATAAGAAACAAACTTATTTAAAAGGCATGATTGGCGCTGCCATTACCTTTGGTCATTTAAAAGAATATCCAGTACTACCACCATTTTTAAAGGATGAGAAAAGACCTAAAAGATGTTTTGAAGAAGATGAAGAGGAATTTTTTATTCAATACTGGACTCAATGCGGTTACATACAGTTAGTTGATCTATTCAAATGGTCATTAGATATGTGTACGAGGTGGGGAGAATCATTAAGGGTAAAAGTTAAACATGTAAATTTAAAAACTAAAGAAGTGCTTATCCATAAATCAAAGAATGGAGAACCTCGAACTGTTCCTATGACAGATAGAGCGTATCAAGCGATTAAGCCCTGGATAGAAGGAAAGAGAAAGAATGATTATGTATGGAGAGATGAGATTACTTACAACATTTTAAGAAGATTAATTAAAGAAGTTAAAAGAGAAATGGGCATCGAAGATGACAAGCGATTGACTTGGCATTGCACTAGGCATACTTGCGCCACAAAATTGGCAAAGAAAGGTGTTCAATTATTAAAAATAAAACAATTTGGAGGATGGAAAAGCCTTGCGGCGGTGCAAGTTTATCTACATACAAATACAATAGCCTTGAGTGATTGTGTTGATGCTCTTGAGAACTAATACCAGCGACGAGACTTGAACTCGTACGATGCTTGCGCATCTCAGGATTTTAAGTCCTGTGTGTCTACCAATTCCACCACGCTGGCAAGTGGTTTTTACAATCCTATAACCCTAGGTGGAACTTGCACACAATCATGCGTCTACCAAGACCAAATTTTTGCACTTTTTACACCATGATCTACAATCAAAATAATGAAAGCCCTTTAGTACCAGTCAGTGTTCTTGATGAAACCACCAGACTTAAAATCCGATGGCGACCTTTCCACCAGTGCAAAGTAGTTCTAAAACCTAGTGTTTCGGGGGAAAAGAAGGGCGATACACAGGTAGAGAGTAAATAGATGGAAAAAGTGGTAAAAAAGGGGGAATACAACGCAAATTTTCCATCCACTGAAACCATTTCGCTTCAGAAAAAACGTGAGGCTAGGGAGAAAGAAAATGCTAAATGGAAAGCAATTAATGACCGAGCAAAATTAAAAGCTCAGGGCAATGAAAGTGTTACTGAGTATGGAAGAGTTTTATTTAATGAGAACGCTGAAAAAATATCAATTGGTTTAGGAATATTATTAGAAGATCTTCTAGAAAATCCACATAAGCCTGGGCCACATTTTGCTGCATGGCCTTTGCTTTTACATGTGACAAATAGAGGGCCAAGAACTATATCTTCAATTGCTTTAAGTGTGGTGCTAGACACCATTAGTTCTAGACCTTATGAAAATGATTTAGCTAAAGGGATAGGCCGAGCATTAGAGGATGAGTTAAGGGCAGGGAAAGTTGAGAAGATGAACCCTCACTTGATGCGTTTAATCAAGAAAAAAAAGGGGCCAAAAGCTTTAAGTAACAAAAGAATATTGCAGCAGCTACGGATTGAGGATGAACGTTGGACAACTATTCAGCAGAAAGAAGTCGGAGGATTATTACTTCAGGTCATTGTTGCTCATACAAATCTGATTGAGATCTTGCCTTTAAGTAACAAGGGAAAGATCAAAACAATTGTTGATGCAACAGAAGCTACTCAAGAAATTATTAAAAGGAACCCACCAAGACCAACACCAATAAGAAGGCTGCCTTTGTTAATCAAGCCTGAACCTTGTTGGACAATGTATAGACCAGATGGAAACAAGCCATTTATAAGATCAAGGAATGATATTAGTTACATCACCAATGAAGATTTAAAGGTAATTAAAAAGCCAGTCCATCACCTAGAGGGACAAGCACTAGAAATCGACAGAACGATGGTGGGTGATATGAGAACTGCGTGGGACTGCAATATTCGTGGGTTATTTCCAGTCCAACGTGACCCCAAAGAAGAACCTGTAGCACCAACAGAACATATAGGATCAGAAGCATATAAAAATTATGTAAAAGAAAGATGGGCTGCACAAAAAGATCGCAACAATGGTGCAGCGATTAGAAATAAAATTGAACAAGACATAAGGGAATTAGAAGAGGTCGCAGGACGTACTGTTTACAACCAATATTTCGCAGATCAAAGAGGAAGAATCTACACATTGAATAAACTTGCAACACATCAAGGGCCAGATTGGTCTAAGGCTTGTATTAGTTTTGCTAAAGGTAAACGCTGTAGTGAAGAAGGTTTTTCGTGGTTGTTAATAGCAGCAGCAGGACATTATGGAATCAATGATGTATGGCTAGAACGACATAAGTGGGGAGAAGATCATATTAAACAGATGTGTGCGGTAGCTGAAGCGCCGTTAGACCGTCTTGAGTTATGGAGAGATGCAAAAGATAAGTGGCAATATCTACAACTGTGCAAGGCTGTTAAAGAACAGATCGACAATCCAAATAGTATTTCTAAATGTCCAATCAGATTAGATCAATGTTGTAGTGGTGTTGGAATCTCAAGCATGTTGACTGGAGATTGGAGATTGGCGGCCTGGACAAATTGTGTTGGTGATAGAAAGAGCGATCTATATCAAGTCGTTGCTGATCATGTTCACTTGGAAGTTACTAAGGATCTACAAAGCAATCCAAGCAAGAAAAAATTTGCAGAACTTTGGCTTGAATATGGAATAGATAGATCATTAATGAAACTCCCCTGTATGACTGCAATATATGGGGCGCAATACTTAGGGCTTGTAGATTATTTGGTTGCAAGATTAGAAGAGAAAGCCCCAGATAAAATGGTTTATGACTGGCAACATCATTACCTTTCTCCAGCCTGTTACTTGGCAAAGATAATTAAATTGTCATTGGATAATTACTTAAATTCAAGCTTCAAATTGCAGAAATGGTTGAAGCTAGTTGCCAAACAAGTATTAGAACAGAACAAAAAAATTAGATGGACTTCGCCTGTTGGTTGGCCTATTGAATTAGGTGATGAGATTGACCCACGAAAGAGCGTTCACTCATTAACAAGAGGTAAAAGGAGATGGACACCTTGGAATGAATACGAAAATAAAGATCTGTTTTCTGCTCGCATTACTAAGCGTTCAATAATGGCTAACACCATCACTAGCTTTGATGCTGCAATATGTCTCCAAGTAGTCTCCACATGTAGAGAATTAAATATTCAAATCCTTACAAACCACGACTGTTTTGCAACAATTCCAACCGATGCTGAGTACTTGCATAAGTTACTTTTGAAGCAACTTGGCACAACATTTAAACAGAACTGGCTGAAGAAAATAAGGAGTGAAATCATTGCTAATACTGGCATTAAGAACATAGACGACCCACCAAGAGAACGTACATTTTGCTGCCTTAACCCTGGAGAGAACCCATACGCTTATTCCTAGGGACTTGCGTCTCCTAATCCTAGGAGTTATGTTTAAAGCTCTGCACATATACAGAACAAATGCCACAGTCAATGACTACTCCAAAAGGAGAATCAGTCTTTGCTTGCGTATTGGGTGAACCAAGGCTCAATCAATTTAACGGTCAAAGAGAATACACAATCGGGCAGCGCTTCAAGCCAGAGGACTGCAAGCATCTACAAAAATCAATTGATAATGCTTTTACAGAAGCACATGGTAAGAAGAAGCCAGCAGCACATGGATTGCCTTATGAGCCTGAATCTTTTACTGATGACAAAGGAGAATTACAGCTAACTGGCTTTATCAAATTCAAATTTAAAAGAAAAGAGCTAAGTCGTAATGGAGAACCATTAGGCGCACCGAAAGTAGTTGATGCAAACCTAAGACCTTGGGATCAAGAAAAGCTAATTGGTAATGGCAGCATTATTAGAATTTCCTTTACTATTTTTCCTTACGATCAAGGTGGATGTGGTGTTGGCTTGTTTCTTAAAGGGGTTCAAGTTCTTAAGCACGTTGAATATGATCCTGACGCAAACATCTTTAGCGTTGATGAAGAATTTGCTGATAAAGAAACAGACTTTGAAGCAGTAGGCACACCATCTTCATTGAATGTTGATTCTTCTAATGTTCAGGAACAACTCAACAAAGTTAATCAAGAGGACATTCCATTTTGATTAAAGATAGTGTCGCAGAATTTACTTTTTATGTTCCTTTAAAGAGTAAAGCTCGGCCTCGTTTTATTCAGGGGGGCCGTCCATATATGCCTAAAGATTATATGGAATGGAAAGCAGATTTAACAGCACAAATGAAGGAGTGGTGGACTGCCCCTCCTTTAGAAAAGGTTAAACAAGTTACCCTCCATTTCGGTGGCCCTGCAAGACATGACGGCGATAACTTATGTGGCGCTGTTCTTGATGCTGGCTTAGGTGTTATTTGGAAAGATGATCGAGTTAGCATCCTTCCTCATGGCGTTTGGATATGGAGTAAAACTAAACCTAAAGACTCGTACATTCATTTACAGGTAACTTACTAATGCAATGCCCAAAATGTAGAAAAACAAATACCAAAGTAATGGAAACTCGTAAACACGCAGAGTGTGATATGAGGGTCAGAATGTGCTTGGACTGTAGTTTTAAATTCTCAACAATGGAACGTGTTTGCGTATCTGTTGGTGAGCCTTTCGGAGTCTGTGAAGTAAGTCCAGTTCAACCAAACAAGGTTAAAAGAACAAGAGTCGCAGCACTTCCTTTAGGTGAAAAATATGTAGCCAAGGAAGACGCTGAAGTTTTAGATGGCATCGCTATAGATGTTCGACCATTGATCTGTAAATGGTGGAATGAAAGTAGATGGCTTAAGCAAAAGAGTAAAGCTGTTTGGTCAAGGGATGCTTTTACTTTGAGTGTTCAACGGTTGTATGGATACCCTGCATACCTGCAAGAGGAATTGGCTAAGGCTGGCATTGAACATGGATGGCAAGCTTTAAAATTTAGCTATATCAACCATGCTCCTGAAGAGACACCTAATCCAGAAGGAGGTTTAGCTCCTAAAGATCCAGCTATGAATGAGGCAGTGAGGGAATGGCGAAACAAAGCAAGCTAACCATCCAAACATTCTTAGCAGCATCCGAGATGATAGCTGCACACTTAAGAATTAAAGAAGCTGATCGGTGGTCGGCTCAAATATCTCAACTAAAGTTTGTCTCTTTTTCTCAAGCCTACCCAGAGGTAAGTCAAGAACAATTCTTATGGGCTTCTGAGCAGTTTGTTCAGACAACAACTAATAAAGATTTCCTGCGCTATCCCACTTGGGATGAGTTAATGACATTTCTTTACAGGATTGAGAACGGAAAGCCTAATAGAAGTTGGGGATTCAAAGAAACCCTGCCTCAAATGTGTCAACCTGTCCCAAATCAATTGGCCTTAATGCCACCTAAGCCAGCATCTAACTATGAACCACCAGATAAAGAAAACAAACAGGCTTACAAAACTTTTAAAGCTAACCGAACGCTCAAAGGAGGGAATTGATGGACAAGTTAATCGACGATTCCCAGTTAATAAGAATTTTAGAACGTGGGCTTCTCAGTGGGAAATGGTCTATCGCTCAATTCAATAAGGGGAATACTCAAGCACATTTACCAACAGATAATTTTTTCAAAGAACATCCAGAATTTAACGACTTTAACTTTAGAGATCTAAAAACATTTAATGAACAACATGAGCAAAACAATTCCAGCTACATCGGGTAAAGCCAAACTTTTTCGTGTGCGATATAACTCACCAAAGATGAGAAATGGAAGTGCCGAAATCTTAGTAACAGCAAGCAACGCAGCCGAAGCCAAAAGAAAAACTATTGCTGATCTTTCAAAGGATCATCCTAATGTAAGAGTTATTGTTGTAGGAGAAAGATGATATGAAGATGGCACTAATTGATGCAGAATTATTCTCTATTAAAGCTGCATTTGCGACAGAAAATTATACATTATGGGATCCAGACAATCACCCTGACACATGGCATTACACCATTGATTATCAAGAAGCTTTAGCTAATTTTACTGACCAGCTACACACTATTAATGATCTATTGCCTGAGTATGGATTAGTACTTTGTTGGGGTCAGGGTAAAAGCTTTCGCTATGACGTTTGGGATACCTACAAAAGTGATCGAAAAAAGAAATTAAGATCAATTCCAGCAGGCTACGCAGAGTTTAAAAAGAAACTGCAAGAGAAATTTCCTTCTGCTGCTTTAGAAGGAATTGAGGGTGATGATGTGATGGGTGTTTTGTATTGTCCAAATGATGTGATTGTCTCTGAAGATAAGGACATGTTGACTATCCCTGGGCTACATCTCAGGGGTGGAGAATTAATAGAAGTAACAAAATATGCAGCCGATCATGCCTTCTTTACACAAGTTTTATCTGGAGATGCAACAGATTCTTATCCTGGCTTAAAAAAATGTGGGAAAGTAGGTGCTAGTAAAATACTTGCTAAATGTAAAAATGAAAATGATATGTGGCACAGCGTTTTAGCTGCTTATGAGAAGGCAGGATTTGATGAAAGATTTGCTTTAAGTCAAGCAAGATGCGCTCGAATATTAAGGCAAGGAGAATACAACTTAAAAACTAATACTCCCCTAATTTGGAATCCACCGATAAACTGATAATGTTCTGCATAGTTGCAGGTGTTTGAGCCTCTTGTTACTGAAACTTTAATCAAGAAATTAGAGGATACTTTTCCAAGTAATCCTCTTAGGTCTATGACCCATCGAGAACTTGATGTAATGATCGGACAGCAAGAGGTTGTCGCCTATTTAAAGATGCTTCTTGAAGAGCAAAAAACTGATCAAGTTAATTTGGAGGTGATCTAAATGTGCGGTGGTGGAGGCAGTAGAGCCACAATCGAAATCCCTCAAACTGATTCTTACGATGATCAGTTGGATTTACAGATTGCCGCTATGCAGCAAACTCAAAACAGTACTGCAATGATTAAGCAGGGTGAATTGAATTCTGCATTAGCATCACAACAACAAGTATTAACGGAAGCAAGAGATTTCAGAATAGAACAAGCAAATGATGTAAGAGCTAATGCCGCAAGGATGGCTAACTTAATAGGCGCACCACCACCAGAGAAGACAGCACAAGCACCTGTTGTTGGAAGAGATAGAGATCAAAGCCAAGGGAAACCAAAAGGAAGAAATAGCTTAAAAGTAAGAAGAAAATCAAAAGCTACCCAGGGCAAAGGCACTGGATTAAACACCAACCTCACTACCTATTAAGATCATGTGCAACATTTTCAGCAAACCAAAAGCCCCAGAGATTAAATACGTTGGTCGTAGCCAAGAAGATATTGATGCTAGTCAAACAAGAATTGATAACTTTTTAAAGACTTCAGCAGACACTAATAAAAAATTTGCAGACTCTTTACAAGTTCAAATTGATAATGCCAACGATAACGCAGCAACTTTAAGAGATTCATTAGCGGCTGATCGAGCAGCAGCAGCAGCACAACTAGCCAACATGCCAATTAACAAACCAACGTATTCAGTTACAACAACTCAAAGTGAGCCTGTAAATGCACAGGTAACAGAATCAATTAAGAAAAAGAAAAAGGAAGATACTAAAGGAACACTAAAAGTTTCTAAAGGCGGCACTGCTAACTCAGCAGGTTCAACACTCAACTTGGGGGTATAGATCATGTGTGGTGGAGGTAGAAGAAGAAGAGCCGCTAGGGCGGCTGCTAAAGAACAAGCAAGGCTTGATCAACTTGCAATAGATAATCAAAAGATTATTGACGACAACAATGCTTTGTTAGAAATCAAAGCGGCTGAACAAGAAACTACTCTTTCAAATTTTACTAAGGCACAAGAAACTATTGTTGCAGGACAGAATGAAGCCACTGCTAATTTTGCAGCAGCCAGAGCATCTCAACAAGCAAGCTACGCAGCAGAGAAAGCTAGGATTGAACAGCAGAACAGAGTCAATCAATCTGTTAGTCAGTCTTTACAGGTGTTAGCAACAAAAGATAAGAAAAAAAAGAAAGTACCGATGGCTGGTAAAGATCCATCAAGGAAAGGAGAAGGTAATCAAGCTAGATATAACTCACCTACTAAAGATCTACGTGTCGGCTTCTCCGAAAGAGAAGGCGGTGTAGGTGTCAACCTCGGAGGTTAAATGAAACTACGAACAGGCAATTGCGCTGCCACATATAAAGCGCTCGAATCAGAACGCAATGCAAAAGTCGAGGTAGGCGACACTTGCTCAAGCTTAACTCTTACATATCTTTCAACTGATAGCGATGGCTTTGGTCAAAGAGATAATTCCATCCAACGAAATCCTTGGAATGGAGTAGGCCAGAAAGGTGTGCAGACAATTGTTGCAAAATTACTTTTAAGTTTGCTACCGCCAACGGAACAGATATTTAGATTGACGATTGATGAAATAAAATTGGCAACGCAGCAACAACAAATGCTGCAAGCAGGAGCATCACCAGAAGATTTAGCGAAACAGAAAACTGAATTTGATTTAGGGTTAGCAAGACTAGAAAGAGTTGTATTGAATGATGTTGAAACTTCTAATGATCGACTAGCTATTCAAGAGGCATTAACTCATTTAGTGGTCTATGGAAACGCTCTTATTTATATAGAGAAAGATGGGCTGAAATGTTTTCCGATGAGGAAATATGTTCTAAAGAGAGATGCTATTGGCAACCCTCTTGAATGTGTGATCTGTGAAAAGATTGGTTATCAGGCTTTGCCAGAAGCAGTAAAGCAAATGCTTGTTGATGAAGATGGTGAAATTAAAGGAGTAATACCAGGGGAAGATGCTCCTGATTACCAGAAAAATATTGAAGTTTATACACATGTTTATTGGGAGAACAATAAAGTTCACTGGTATCAGGAAGTGAAAGGGGTAGAGGTAGAAGGACAAAGAGGATCAGCACCATTAGATGAGAGTCCATTTTTGCCATTAAGGATGTATCGAATTGATGGTGAAAGTTATTCGCCTTCATATATCGAAGCTGTATGTCTAGCTGATTTAAGAACAGCAGAAGCATTAAGTCAGGCAATCACAGAAGGTGCATTGATCGCAGCACAGACTAAACACCTTGTTAAGCCTAGTAGTGTTGTTAATCCTAAGAAGCTGGCAGAGGCGGCTAATGGTGCATATCTAGCTGGTAATCCTGATGATGTCTTTACGATCAGAACCGATAAAGGTAACGACATGCAGGTGGCTCTTCAGAGCTTGGCGACAGTAGAAGCAAGGCTTTCAAAAAGCTTTATGCTTCATTCTCCACGAGATGCGGAGAGGGTTACTGCGGAAGAAAACAGAATTTTGATCAACGAAATTGAAGCCTCATTGGGGTCTGTATTCTCAATACTTTCACAAGAACTTGTCCGTCCATACATTGCAAGAAAGCTTGTATTACTAACAAGAAGAGGCAAGCTCCCAACGCTTCCTAATGACCTTGTTAAGCCAGTTATATCAGTTGGTTTGAGAGCGTTAGGCAGATCAAATGACCTTGAGAAGACTGCAAGATTTATGCAAATACTTCAACAAACAATTGGGCCTGAAGGGATTGGTACTTATGTAGACACAAGCGAATTGATTAGAAGGCTTGCATCATCTATGGGTATGGAGTTAAGCGGTCTTATTAAGACTGAAGAACAGATTGCACAAGAGCAAGAGCAAGCACAACAACAAGCAATGATGCAACAAGCAATGCAGTCGGGCATGGCTGACCCTCAAAAGTTGGCTAATGCTGCTGCTACG